CGCCGATATTGTCCCCGAAGGCGACGGACTTGACGATGATTGCGGTCAGCGTTGCGGTGATCGCCGCCCCGACGACCGCAAGCCGTTTCCCGAGCCGGTCGAAACTATCTGCCGCCTGCTCGACGGCAGTCTTGAGGTCGTTGAAGTCTGCGCCGAACGAAACGAGGAGTTCAGCTTCTTTCGCCATTTTTACTCCGCTTTATCGGGCCGGAATTTGTCGTTGATCTTCGTCCAGAATTTCGCCTTGTTCGCCCGGGCCATCGCTTCGAGTTCGGCCTTCGACATGGGCGGCGGCTCGCCGGGGCGTCGCTCTCCTTTCGCCAGCCACGGCGCGATGTCTGAGATTTTGAGCCGTCGCTTCGTCCAGACGTTCATGATGTTTGCCGCCAGCCATGCGGTCCTCTCCCACGCCCGACGCTCGCGGCGGTTGTAGCCGTCGAGCATGACCGACAATTCAGCCGGCGTCAGTTCCCAAAATTCCCAAGGGCGGAGTGCCAATTCCCCCATCGCCGCCCTATACGCCTCCGTCAGGTATTCGCCCCACGAGAAGGGCCGTTGGGGATGGTCAGCCTCGGGGCCTGCGCTTTTTTTCCGGCGTCCTCCTTTCCGCTTCCCATCGACTCGATGATGGCCGCCGAAATCGCCGGGATAATCTCCTTCAGGCTGGCGAAGTCCGGGATGCGGTCCTCGACGCCTTCGGGCGTCAACGCGGGGTCGTCGGCCGCAAGGCCGGTCCACAGGAGAACGGCGATCTTCGTCATTTCAATTTTCGTCGGCGTTTCCTGCCAGGAGCGGATCATGTCGAGGAGGTCGCCGATCCGCATTCCATACTCGCGCTCAAGCCGACAGAACGCCTTGAATGTATACCGGAGGGGTCGGGGCCTGTCCAAATTGACAAAAATCCCCGGCCCAGGAGCGGTTTCCGCGCTCATGGTCGTCGCGCCTTTTTACGTCAGCGAGGAGCCGTTAGCTCGCCGAGGCCGTGATGCCGTCGGTGATCTGGATAGACCCCGAGGCCGTCAGCGCATCCTCGAAAGGCCCATTCAACGTGAAGGAAGTGAGGTTCCCCGTGCCGGTGTAGGTGATCCCGTCCGGCATCGTCACGATGCACGTCAGCGTCGCCGGCGAAGCACTCGTGAAATGATTGACGAGAACCTTCTTGGCGATGTCGGTATAGATGTAGAGCGCGTCGAAGTCGATGGTCACGTCGCGCCGCCCCGCAAGATACTCGCCCTTGCGCGAGGAATCGCGGCTCGTGACGTCGATCGTCGCCTGCGCGAAATTCACCGACACCGACCGCTGGCCGCCGAGGATGTCGCCCCCGACCGACAGCGTCATGTTCAGCCCGGTCACCGCTCCTGTCGTCATCGCTTGACCTCCTAATAGTCTCGACCCGACGTGCCGTGGCCGTCAGGCCGTTTCGAGCCAATATCGGAACCGCAGGACGCCGTGGAACATATCGCGCTCCGGTTCGGCGTCGTCTCTCAAGACAGTTGAGAAGTCCAATAAACAATATAATTCACCATACCCGTCCGTCAAGGAAAGGGCCGACGACGTGAGAGCCTGGACGACGGCCGTCATCATCGCGGCCGCTGTTTTCATGCCCGGGTTCTCCGCCCAAACGTGGACCGTGACGGTATCTTCCTCGCCGACATGGTCCCGCGCCCCCTTGCGCGTCCCGGCCATCTCCCCGACGACGATATAGGGCAGCGCTGTTCCCTTCGGGACAAACGAATTAAACGTAGTATAACCGCTCGTCTGGGCGTGCGTCGTGAGCCGCGAATAAACGGCCTTCGCCAACTGCCAGAACCCAAGTTTTCGTGTCGGCATGGCATCCTCCTCAAAAGTGATTGAATACGGCGGCGAGGTTCCATTTCTGGAGCAGGTAGGCGATTGACCCCGACCGCCGGGCCATCATGTAGGCGTCGCTCTGGATCGTCCGCTGATGAACGGCCCGGGCGTCGAAACAGACGGCCGACTTCCACCGCCCCTCCTTGTGGAGCGAGAGGAAAAAGTCGAGGTGTTCGTATTCGACTTTGATCCGGTCGTCCCACCGCGTTGTCTCGAAAACTTCGCGCCGGGCGAGGAAGAAGTTAATGACTTGGTCGGCCTCGGCGAACCGGCCGCCGCCCTTGCCGCCCCCGTCGCCGACCGGACCCCACAGCACTGGCCAGCGGCGCAGATAACCGGCCGCGTCAAACTCGAATTTAAGGCCGTGCGAGTAGCCGTCGGAAACAATCATCTGCCCGGCCCCCTCGTTCACCAGGACTCCGGCGACAACGCCGATATCCGGCCGGTCGTCAAGCACATGGCCGAGCTTCGCCACAAGCGCCTTATCCCCAATCTCGATGTCGTCGTCCATCATCAGGATTCGGTCCTCGCTGTCGATGGCGGCGACGATGGAGTTCCGGCCGTAGGAAATCCCGGAGTTGAGCGGCAGCCGCAGGACGCGATGCCCCTCCGCCTCCAACGCCGCGTAGAAGGCGTCTTTCTTGGCCGTCGGCGGCGAGTCGTCGGCGATATAGAGGCGGAACGGCGGCGGCACCGCCTTTTTCACGGAGGCAACAGTTCGGAAAAGCGCCTCCTCGCGGTAGAACGTCTTGATCCCGACGGCCAACGTCCCGCTCGCCGGCCGAACGACGGCCGCGGGGGCGGGTTTCGGGACGGCCGTCTTTACGCGCCGCCGGATATCGGTCGTCGAAACCCCCTGTGTGTAGGGAAGGAAAACCGCCTTCCCGCCCCAGGCCGTCGCCTCGTCGGCCCCCGGACAACTCGACCAATCGTCGCCGTGGATGACATAGTCCGGCCTCAACTCCTCCCGCTCCCAATCGGCCACGGGGTTGCGGTTCGTCTGTTGGATTGTCCGCGTCACGCCGCCAACGGATTCGACGAGTTCTCGCCGTTCCTCGAAGGGGATGACCGGGTGGTCCTTGTAAGCGGCGGCGGCTTCGTCCGTCAGGACGCCGACCACAAGCTCGGTCCCGATACCCGCCGCCCGCCGGATGATCCGCAGATGCCCGACGTGGAATAAATCCCACACGCCGCCGATGAAGGCGACGCGCCGCTCCCGGAGCCATGCCCGGTCCACCGCCCGACAGTCGCGCCAATACTGATACGCCTTGTTCGGCGTCTTCCAATCCGGCCCGTATCTGGCGGCAAGATATTCCTCCGGCGGGTTCGGGAGGAAGCACCGGACGCCCTTGAACATGATTTCCTGAAGGTTTTCAAACAGCGCGGCCGGAAAAACGTGCGGCAGGAATTCAAGGTTGCCTTCCTCCCATCGGCCATCCTTCCCCGGCCCCCAAGCGCCGTGCCAAATCCAATCGCCGCGGTTGAAAAAGAAAAACAGGTCTACCTTCACGTCGGCGTATTTGAACGACAACTCGATCTTCCGCTCTTGCGGCTTCGGCCCGCGTTGCCGCGTTTCGGAGATAGGCAGCGTCCATGCCTTATGAAGCGTGAACCCGGCCTCAAGAAACCGCGCCTGCAATCTCTCCCAATGGAGCAGTTCCGTCCCGGCCAACCCGAAGTCGATGTCGGTGTCGTGGGCGATGAAGTCCCCGTCCCGGACAATGCCCAAACAAGTCCCCGCCTCCAGCCACCACCGCTTGACCCGCGCCTTCATCATCGCATCGATGGCCGCCACGAAGGCCCGGTCCTTCGTCCCCACGTCCCCTCCAACTATGAAATACGGGACGGGGTTCTTCTTGTTGAAGGACGAATACCCGAGCTTCACGCGCCACTTGTCGCCGAACAGGGCGAATCCCGCAGGCCGGCGGCGATATTTTTTATACTGCGCGTCCTCCTCGGGGAGGTGGTCGAAAACAACGTCGGGCGCATAGGCGACGCGGATCGGCTCCGGGCGCTCGACGAGCTTCCCGGCGTCGTCGAATACCGGCTGCCGCGTCGTCGTCTCCTGGGCGTATTTCAGTCGGAGGAAGAAGTCCGAATGCTCGAAGGCCGTCTTGAACTGCTCGTCCCATTGGACCTCATCCCAGACCTCGCGCCGTATGAGGAAAACGTTGAGGATGAGGTCGCAGAGGAAATACCGCGTCCCGTCCGGCGTTGTCCGCCATTCGGGGTTCTCGACGGCCTTGATATGATGGTCCCGGCCTTTGATCCAGGTCGTCGCTTCGTAGTGCTGTTCCTTCCCGTCTTCGAGCAGGAGTTTGCCGCCGACAATCCCGACCCCCGGCTCGGCGTCGAGGATGGCCCTCCACCGCTCCAGCGCCCCCTTCTCACGGAGAACGATGTCGTCCTCGATGATGGCAATGTAGCGGAACCTCTCCGGGAGTCGGGCGATGGCCTCGTTGCGGACGCCGCCGACGCCGCAATCGAACGGGAGTTCGAGGTAGATCGCCCCGATCTTCTTGCAGAGCGCCTTCTTCGCCGTCGTCGCG